CTTCGTCACGCGATGCAAGCGACTTGTTAGCGCCAATGCCTGCGTAAGCCAACGCACGGCCAACCGCTGATGTGTACCCAACTTCTGATTCACTGAATTTTGTGTATGGTGTGCGGCCTGGATATATTTCGCACGCTGACGCGATCACTGGAATCGGATCATCAGGATTACGCCAAATCGTGACTGTGCATCGAATGAAACAGGATTTGTCAGGCATTTCGATTACTTCGCGCGCTGTTTCTTGTATCCGCATTTCGGGCCAGCGTTCAAACGCTATTTTTAGCCGTGTCGCAACATCTACATAGTTATCCATGAAATTCTGTGTCATGCCAACACCAGCCGTTCGCGCAACGATTTCATGTCATGCAAATCGGATTGTGGAATCCACCATGATTCTTTTCGCACTTTTGGTGTTGTGCGCCAATATTTGTCTAAACGACAATCAACAAGATCACGCCAACCGCAAATGGTGACCGACGGTTCATTTAAATCAACTGTTGTGAACACATAAGCGCCAGGTTTGTTGTCGTATTCGTACACGATTAAATGACCGCGTTCATGCAACGATGACCGCACTTCGACACAATCGCCGACATCATATCTTTTAGCGTTTGGTTCGGTCGCATAGTTGTATTCGACACCTAAAAATTTTGCGACTGCAAGTTCACTTAAAATACTTTGCCAGTCTTTGTTTGGGTCGGTCGGGCAAACTGTGCGATCTGTTCGCACTTTGTATTTGTCGTTAAATTCGTTGCGACCATCTAAACAGTTGCGCGATGCAATTAATTCATCGTCGGTAAATGTAAACAAATATTTGCTAATAGGCACGATGCACCTGATTTTCTAAACGCTGAATTTCTGCTGATTGATAATTGTTGCGTTCCTGCAAAGATCGAATGTCACGATCACGCGTAGCCAACATTTCGCGCAGATCGGTGATGATGCTGCACAAATATTTGATTTCAATGCGCGCCTGGTTGCATGTGTCAATTAAATCTGAATCATCTAATGCGTTTGAATCGTCAATGATCCACTGCAATTTTCTTAGTGTGCTGCGTGCCGCTAATTCGTGCGGTTGCAGTAACGGCACTTTTTGGCTTGTGATGTCGTTCATCACTTGCATTAGTGCTTTGAACTGTGGGTCAGTTCTTGGGTCGATGTTCTCGGTCATCTTTAGCCTTTCGTTTGTTGGTGACTGACATTATCAGGTAGGTGTACGCAGTTAGTAGCGTTGCCAAAAACAAGTGTTTTAAAGTGACCATGCGCGCCAGCCTTCGCTGTATCGATAAATGGCCAACGCTGAACGCATATTGTGTTCTAAATTAAATAGATCGTCGCATGTTTTAATTAGGCCGTATGCCTGCAAATATCCGTTTGGCCAGTAACGCGATGGTTTACACCAAAATTGATTAATTTGCATGACACCGTTTGATCCGCCATTTGGGTCGGTTGCGTTAAACGCGTCAGGTTGGCATCGTGATTCACGATAAGCAACAGCGACAACTGTGGCCAGTTCATGTTCAGGAAATCCGACATGTTTAGCCATGTCAAACACCGCGCCACACGCGTCAGGTTGCGTTATAGGCGTAGTTTGAACGGTTGTGGTAGGTAATGGCGCAGGCTGTTCTAGACCCTGCCAAACCGTGATCGGCGCTGGTTGCATTTCTTGTGCAGTTGGCGCTGGCGGTTTTGCCAACATAAATATTGACATGGCGCTAATAAATAGCGATATGGCTGTTTTAGTAATAAGTGTCATGTAGACCTACTTTCTCGGTAGGTCAACCAGCCTAGACAGATTGCGGTGCGGCTTTCGGTGATGGGCCAAAAACCGCGCTAAATGCCTGTTTTACGGCCTCAGGTTCATGCGCTAAACGCGGTTCTATTTCGACATGCCACCAGTCGCCAGTTTCAAATTTGCCAGACTGCCATGTGCCACGATCACATTTCCAACTGCGTGTCAACGCGTAATCAATCACAAGTTGAATGCCTAGCGTGTCTGCGTTTTCTAGCAGTTTGTTCATGTATGCCAACGATATTTTGCGGCCGTCTTGCCGTCCGCGTTTGTGTTGTGCCTGCCATCTGTACGACAAATCTGTTGCGAGACCGCGCGCATGATTGCTAATAATTCCAGGTTTGCCGCGCACATCACGATTGACAAATGTGCCGTTGTTCCACAACGATCCGTCAGAATGTTTGCAACACAATTCGACCCATTTGTTTGTACCAGCCAACGCCGATGTCACGACTGGCTGTTTTGTGACAATGTACGGTTTAGTCATCTGTTGAAATTGTTTTGTTTTTTATGCCGTTTGACGCAACAAGGCCCGACAATGTGCCAGTTAAAAACACAACAATTGTCGACATCAAATCTATAAACGCTGCGTCGTTTGGTGATTGTTCTAGCGGTTGCGATACAAACAACAGGCCCCAAATCATTCCTAACACAATCAAACTAAACACGATTGCTAATAACACGCCCACAGTTACAACCATGCGTGCATGTAATTCGTTTGGTGTATATCGATAACGGTTCATGGTGTTATGCCGCATCGATCAGGCACATTGCAAATAAGCGCGCGCACGCTTAGTTTGTCGTTGTTGTCGCGTGTTGTTTCGCAAGCGGTCAACATAAGTACTAACGCAAACAACTTGAATCGCATCGCATTACGGCTCGTCTATTGGCTCGATCGATTCAGGTAAATAAAAATCTTGTGTAGTTTCGTCATAAAAATATCCAACGCCTGCATAGGTTTTGCCTGGCGTGTCATAAAAAGTTTCTACCCAACGACCTAAATATCGATCAGGATTTGCAGCCATAAATTCAAGTGAAACAACATTGACTGCAATTACTTCCTTGTTGTCATTTAATTGCGCGTAATAAGTAAGCATAGTTAGACCTTAAACCTGACATATAAAAATCCTGACGACCCTGTGCCGCCTACGCCGTATGGCGAACCGCTACCGCCGCCGCCACCGCCTGCGCCTTTGCTTGCCGTTGCATTTGTCCCACCGCCACCAGTACCGCCAGCGCCACCGCCACCGCTACCGCCAGCACCGCCGCCGCCGCTACCAGCACCGCCGCCGCCGCCACCTAAAACATTGCTAGAACCTGCGCCAGTAAAAGTTTGCACATCGTAACCAGCGCCACCAGCACCGCCAACACTTGCAGCATTTGCAGCACCGTTAGCGCCACCACCTGCACCGCCTGCACCTATTCCGCTTGTCGTGCCTGTGCCACCATCAAAACGCCCACCTTTACCGCCTGCACCTGTACCCAAACCGCCACCACCACACTGCCCCGCGTAACCGTTTCGACTGCCTAAGTTAACTGCGTCATTGCCACCAGGACCGCCACCACAAATTGCAAACGCTGTGCCAATTTTTGTTGGATTACCACCAAAACCGCCCTGAACATGAGTGCCTGCGGCCGCGCCTGTGCCAATAGTAATTGCATAAGTTGCCGCATCAAGATACATCGTAAATGGTTGCATCAAACCGCCACCACCACCACCAACGCCGCCCGATGCGCCACCACCTGCACCACAAAAATCAAACAAACCACTTTTAGAAACAACAAGATTGTCATCAGTTGTAAAAGTTAAAAGTGTGTAAGCAACACCGCCAACCGTAATGCTCGATGATGAACCGCCTGTAGCCGTGCCATAACTAGATCCGCTACCCGCTAAAAAAAAAATTGCTGTGCTGGCACTCGTAAAATACAAAGTGCCACCCTGCCATTGAGCCAAAGCCAAAGACCCAGCAGTGTTCACAGTGCATGTCCCAGCCGTGATCGTGCATGTGCCGCTATTAATGTTTTGTATCCACAAAATGTCGCCTGCGCTAAACAAACTGTTATTAACCGTGATCGTTGTTGCGCCTGCCGCGTTCATCACAACGCGTGTGCCTTTATCGGCCGCAACTAAAACATAACTAGCGGTTTTTGTCGAAACCGTCCAGTTGTAATCATTCGCTTGTAACGAATCCATTTGTGCGGCCGTTAAAACTTGGCCTGCTGTGAAGTCTTGTATTGCCATAGGTGTCCTTTACATTATCCTAAAACATTTGTTGAATCTATGATGCCATAGGTTGGATCGTCCAAAATTAGTTCATAAACGATGGTTGTTGGTGCCGTGAAATACATGACCGAATGGCCGTTGTTGACTGTGATGGTGTGTTCTATGCCTTCGACACTTAATTCCTGCGCTAATTGTGTTGTGCCTGATCCGCTGGCAAATGATTTTTCAATGCTGATTGTGTCGCCTATGTCGATTATGGCGATTGTGTCGCGCTGCGCTGTTGTCAATTTGTTTAGGTTGGTTCCGACGGCTGTGTAGCGTGCCTCAGGTTCTGGTGATAGCAGATAGTTGGCCAGCGCTAGCGCTGCTGTGTCGTTGTGTAACAGCGAATCTGTGATGCTAATTGTTTGTATAAAATATTTTGCTTGGCTGGCTGCATCGTCTGCGATTTCTTGGTTTCCGCCAGCGATGGCGACCGCTGCCCGATTGATAACTTGATCCGCTTCAAATGATATGCCTAATGAATCAAACGGTATGTTTGTTCCGTCATCATGAAAACTGACAACAGGTTGACTAAGTGTGTTGCCGATTCGTGGTTGAAATGTTAGGTCGCCGTCACGGGACATGAACAATCTGCCTTGTTCAGCGTCGTTAATGCGTGTGCAATATTCAAGAACATTTGTGCCTGCTGGAACTGTAAACGCTGACGCGCCGCCAAGTGTTTGTGTGCCTGTGTTGATGTCGCGTTGTGCTATCGGGAAATCAACTTCGGGCAAATTCAAGACTGCTGACAGTCGAACATTTGATAGTTCCTCTGACACATTGAATTCGTCCATGTAGGTTTGGGCCAACAAATAGAAATCGTCTGCACAGTAAACGGTCACTGTGTCAAGACCGCCTAGCGCGAA